GTTCGGCCTTGCGGGCCTCGGTGGCCTCGGCCTTGGCGATGGCGGCCTTGATCCGCTCGGCTTTCGCGAGCAGGTCGTCGTAGCGAGCCTGGCGGGCCTCGACGGCCTCCACGCTGGAACGCTCGGCCTCGTCGACCGGCTTCTCGTCGCCCTCCATCGCCGTCTCAGCTTCGCCCGCACCCTCGTCCTCGAGAGCGCCCATTTCGGCGAGAACAGAGGCGAGTTCGTCGAGCAGTTCCTTGACGCGGGCGGCCATGCGTGTGGCTCCTGTGTGCGGGTGGCGTGATTGCCTACCTGCACACTACGGCCGCCACTGCGAACCCTTGCAGTTCACGCCTCGCGGGTTGTTGCATAACTAGGCAACGAGCGGCGGCGTATCTCGCACGACTTCACGACGTGCTTTGCCGTCTGCCGGCAATGCGGGCAGCGGAGATACCGCGTGCACACTCCACCCTTTTCTGCCAGCGAGTACACGCCGAGGCGTGCCTTGCGGCAGTGCGGGCAAACGTCACCGGACCTTGTGGCCATGCTGCCTGAGAAACCTACGAATGGCCTTTTCGGTCTTTGCGTCCCGTCGAAGAGCCGGCAGCGTCAGCGCCGGTCGGTGCGTCTGCAGATGCTTTTCCAGCGAGCGAACGGCCACGCTCGTGTCTTGGTAGGCGGGCGTAAGCACTGGCCCTACGTCATATAGCCCACCGATGGCTTGAATGTATCGCAGGTGCCCACCGTTCTCGTCGGTCGTCCACTCGTCGCCGTCACGCTCGACCGTGAACGCGAATGACGAGCCCCACACGTCGCCACGCTGAATGAGCTCGATCACGTCCTGCCGCGTCTGCGGCGGGTCGATCTCGTATCCGAGCCCGTCTTCGCGGGCCAACAGCCGTAGCGTGCCAGCCCGCTCGGTGCCCAGCACGTAGTTCGGCTCGTGGTTGTAAAGCCCGACGACGTTTCGGCCCTCGGCCGCCATCACCTTGTCAAACGCACCGGGGCGGATCTCTTCGGTGAAGTTGCCCAAGTCCATAGAGCGGACGTTGTAGCGGGCTGCCATGCCGCGGATGACGGGCTTGCCGTCCTCTCGCGTCTCGACGGTCAGCGGCAGCGGTACGTCTCGGCGTTCCAGTTTCATAAAACTACCCCTGGTTGCTTTTCACGAAATCTTGCAACTCGCCAGAAGACAACGACGCCGAATTGCCGTCGCCATCAGTGACTGCGTATTTAGTAACGTAACTAGTTCCTTTTACGAAATTTGATGCTGCACCGCCGAGCTTGTACCCCATTTGATCAAGCGCCTCGCTCGCCTGATCAATCGTGATTTTCTTTTTAGAAGCCGGCAACGTCACGTTGTGCTTACTTTTTGGCGCAGCAAGGTCTGGGTGTGGTTTCTCGCCAGCCGCTTTCTTTGTTTTCTTTTGCGTCTTTGTTTTTTTACCTTGTGAACCAGATGACGACGAGCCGCCACTACTGCCACCAGACCCTCCGCTGCCAGGCGATGCTCCTTCGCCTGATCCGTTATTGCCGCACGTGTTGCCTTTCTTAAACCCACCATCTCCGGTGCCGCAATCACGACAACAAGATTTCTTGGCTGCTCGAGGTGCCGGCCCGCTCGGCCGCACCGGTGTGTCGTTTGGCATGTCCGGGCCGTCCAGCAGGTCGTCCACGTAGGACACGGGCAGGTTGTCGGCCGGCATCGGGTCGCCCGCGTTGCCCACGCTCGCCGACGCCGCGATGCCCTGCATCGTCGTCAGGTTCATTTGCATGTACCGCTGGTCGCCGTCTGGGCCGATCGGGTTCATGTTCAGAACCTCGCGGCACTCGTTGATTGAGTAAATGCCGGTGTTCAGCATCGTCTGCAGCCAGTTAGACTGGGCCGCCAGGTCGCCACGCAACAGGCCACGAGTGTCAAACTCGGCGAAGTACACGTCATCCCGCACGACCAGGTCGCGAGTGATCGCTGACTCCCAGCGGCGGAACCACGGCAGCAGCGTCTGTTGCACTAGGTCAATGGCGGCCTGCTCCTGGCTTGCGTAGCCCACCTTCGTCTTGTCTTGCACGTACGACGGGTCGACGCGATAGGCCCGGCAAATCTCAATCGTCTGGTAAGCCCTCGTCTCCAGAAACTGCGACGCCTCGTTGGTGCTCTGCACGTCTTTCCAGTGCACTCCCTGCGGCAACACCGCTGTGCGATGAGCGCGGTCTGCTCCGCGGTGCATCCGCTCAAACTGCTCACGCAGCCGCTCGGCCGTCTCTACCGTGATGGGGTTGTCGCTCTCCATAAGCCCCGACAGCCGGCAGGCGTTGCCGAAGTAGGCTCCACCGTGCGTCTCAAGGGCCTGAGCCAAGGCGATGGCGTCACGCGCAAGCGTGATCGGCAGCATGCCCATAACGCCGTCGTTGGACAGCCACCGCAGATGAAAAATCTGATCTTGCCGGTAGATCGTCTCGCGACCGTTCTGCTCGCGGTAGCAATACCGCAGGCTGCCGTCCTCGAGCTGCTCGACCTTCATGCGTGACGGGTGCAGCGGCCAGAGCTCCGACACGGCACCGGCCGCACCGCTACGGATCTCCGCGTAGGCGTTGCCGTAGAGCAGGCAGTGAGCCGTCAGCATTTCGCGAAATTCAAAGGCCGTTAGCCAGCCGTTGGGCTGCTGGTTCAGGATGCGATACAGCGGCAGCTCGCGGGCCCGCTCCTTGCCACCCTCGATCAGCCGCCGATAGACGTGCAGCGGGACGGTCGCGACGTTCTCGGCGATGAGCCGCACGCACGCCAGCACCGTTGAGCACTGAAGGGCCGTCTCGGGCGTGATGCGGATGCCGGCCGGGCCTCGAGCGGGCGAGTCGTTCCACCCGTCGCCGTTGTACGAGTTACGCAGGTCGATGATTCGGTAGGACTTGTCTTCGGGCGTCTCGTTGGCGGCGATCATATTGCGACGATGTCCCAGGACTGCTCAGGTTGCGGTGCGGTTGCCGTCTGCCACAGGCCGATGGCCATGACCAGGCTCACGATGCCGTCGATGCGTTCCGTGCTTTTTGCCTTGCTGGGCTTGATGTTGCCGGCTGCTGAGTCCTGCTGAATGGCCACGTTGCTCGCCTGCCACGCCAGCACGGGATGGCCGCCGTGCCTGAGCTTGCCGGCCACCACCCAGTTCTCCAGCTGCTTGCTGGGCCCTGACAGCGAGCCGTAGCCCTGCCGAAAGTCTGACATGGCAAGGCCATCTCCTTGCAGTTGCTGGCCGAGTTGCGCCGAGTTCCACGGGTCAAGACCAATGCCTCGGATGCGGTACTTGCTGGCGAGGTTGACGATGTCCCGCCGCACATGCTCAAAGTCAGTGACGTTGCCGTCTGTCATGACCAAGTGACCCTGCCGCTGCCACGTCAAATACGGAACCTTGTCGCGTCGCTCCCGCTGGTGGGCGTTGTCGCTGGGAATCCAGAAGTGCGGCTCAATCCAAAAGGTGCCGTCGTCCAACGGGAAGAGCAGCACCAGGGCTGTGGTGTCGAACGTCGTGGCCAAGTCGAGCCCGGCAAAACACTCGCGGCCGGCGAGGTCTACCGGGCAGGCACCGTTGCCCTGTGCCCAGTGATCCATCCGCAGCCACCGCTGGTCTTGCTCCGTCCACTGATTGAGGTACAGCTGCCGGAACGTGTTCTCGTAGGTGGGCATCTCGACGGCACGGGCACACTCGCTCCGCAGGAAGTCGAGCTTCACCGAGACGCCGAGGTTTGGGTTTGCCTTGGCCCAAACCTTTTCGCTTTTCCAATCGGCCGCCGCATCGGCCGCAAAGATCATCGGCAGGAATGACGGGTCTTTGATGGCACCGCTGGCGACCGCCTCGGCGTACTTCCACACTTCCCAACACACGCTCTTGCGGTCATACCCGGCCGTGGTCAACGCCACCGTCAGCGGGTTGCGTCGCGCCCCCTGGCCCGACAGCATGACTTCCCACATCTCGCGGGTGCTGACGTGGAGCTCGTCAAACACCACGGCATGCGGCGAAAGCCCGTGCTGCAAACCCGCTTCGGCGGACAGCGACTTGTAGGTGGCGTGGGTGCTCTCTCGCACGATGGCATTGCGGTAGACCCGCAGTTTCTGCGACAGCACCGGCGACTGCTCGACTGCGATCCTCGCGGTATCGAAGACGAGGCGAGCTTGATCCCGAGACGCGGCACATGAATAGACCTCGGCTCCCGGCTCGTCCTCGAGCAGGCACCGCAAGGCTATACCGGCGGCCAGCGTGCTCTTGCCGTTCTTGCGGGGGATCGCCAACAGGCTTGTCCGCACACGGCGACGCTCGCCGTCCTGGGCGAACAGGGCCCGGATGTAGTTACGCTGCCACGGCTCCAGCAGGAACGGCTTGCCGCCGAGCTCGCCCTTGGCGTGCGTCAGGTGCTTCTCAAAGAACCGCACCGCCAAGCACGAGGCACAATCGCCGCACGGCTTCTTAACCGAACATGCGGCGGTCTTCGTCATCTGCTTCTTGCGTCTGCTCAACGGCCGTGACCCTCGCAAGTGCCGATGCCGTGAGGCCAAACTCGGCGGCAAACTTCAGCATCTGATTGCGGGCGTCTCGCTTCCGAGTCCACGCCGGATGATTGGAAACCCTACCCTTGTCGTCCATTGACGTGGCACCGTTGGCCTTGAGTTCGCGGTCTGCCTCCACCATGTCGGCCAACGAATCGCAGTAGGCGGCGAGCGTCTGCTGGTGTCGCGGGCTCATCACCTTCGACGCCTCAAGCATCGGCACAATTCTGTCCCACTCTTCGCGAGCGATTTCACCAAGCCACGCCGGGGCCGGCGGGATTCCTGGCGGCGCGTCGATGCCAGATTTGTGCGGCCCGCGAATCCGCGAGCCGCGGATCTGAAGAATCGGCTTCGGCGTGGGCTTGCGACCGCGGCCCATTTTCAAACTCCTAATTTCGGCCAAATGTACGCAAGGGTAAGCCTGGCGGTTTCGCCGCCCCTTCGGCCGGCACTTTTTACCCGCCCCTGGCCGTCTTCATGCTGTGGCACGCGATGCACAGCGTCTGCCCGTTGGCCAAGTCATACCGCTCGCCACCCTTGCGTATGGGCACGATATGGTCAGCCTGAGCCTCACGCTTGTCGCTGCACACTCGTTGGCAGTCTCTGCACGTCCATGCGTCTCGTGTCAGCACAGCCTTCCGCCATGCTCGATGGGCCTTGTCGCAGTAACCCCTGGCTGCCGCGTTTGGGCGATTGCTCTCGTCCCTCTTACGCACGGGACGCAAACGCAGCGGCCTGTGGGGTGCAATGCGCGTGGGCATCTACTCAAGACTTCATGACCACGGACACGGTTGCCGTGGCGTTGGTGTTCGCTG